GTACAAGAACATATGATGCTGGTATCAGTTATCAAGACTTAGCAAACATTGTTAAAGAGTATGGTATAGGTGTAACAACGTTGAGCAACGGTGTCAGCGGTGGTACTGACAAGTTTGTTGATTATTTTACAGCAATGAATGATACAGCCAACAAGTTTGGTGATTTTGGTATGCAAAGTAAAGAAATGGCAACGGCTTATGCTGAATATATTGAAGTACAACGTGTAACTGGTGCTATTAATAAGAACACACAAAATGCACAAGAAAAATTAAACAAAGGATTCACACAATTAATGTTGGAAACAACAGCGGTTGCTGCATTAACTGGTGAAAACAGAACAGAGCTATTAAAAGGACAAATGGCTGCCTTGCGTGATCCACAGTTAGCAGGTACCGCTGCGATTCTAAGAAAAGAAGGAAGAGAAACACAAGCAAAATTTGTTGAAGAATTTGCTAAGGCTAGAGGCGTAATAGGTAAGCATTTAGGATCTAAGGCTAATGAAGCATTAGATGCTATGCAATTAGAAATGATGACAGCAGCTAGAAGTGGTCAACCTATCAATTTTGCCAATACTATGGATGCTCAAACACTTACTGCTATGAGAACTCTAATGCCAGGGTTTGTAGAACAGTTACAAGATAGATTTAATGCTGGTGAGAATATTGAAAATTTACAACAATATATGCGTACTAGTTTTATGAATATAAGTCAAAAGGCTGATTTTACCGCCGCCGCGGCTCAAGATGGATTATTCCAAACAATGACTGATATGATGAATGGTGGTCTGGCGTTAAAACAAGCACAGGGTAACCTTACTAATGCTACAAAAGAAGATATGGATCAAGCAAAAGATGAGGCAGGAAAACAACTATCAGCGTCTGGAGAAATTGTTAAGAACTTTAACGAACTAACTGAAGGGTTTTATAAAGCACAAGATGCATTTACCATGGACTTGGAAATGGCAAGTGATACTATGGGATTCTTTGGTAAAACTTTGAAAAATGGCGCAGATGTATTACAGGGTATTAGCAAATCTGCAAGAAGAGATCCTCATGCTTTTACAATGAGTGAATTTGGAGAGATGGGTTCTGATAGTAACTCACCGCCTGGAAGAGCGTCTGGCGGCCCTGTAACAGGAGGAAAACCTTATGTGGTTGGTGAAGAAGGACCGGAAATTATTGTACCAGATGGAAATGCAGAAGTTCTAAATAATGATTACACAAATGAATTAATGAAATATGTGTCAGATGTAACTAGTGGAGCAAATCCTTATTATGATAAAATGAGAAACCTGCAAGATTTATATCAATCAGAAGGTTTTGATACAGTAGGAGGTCCAGCAACAAAACAACATCGCGCAGATAGAAATACTTTAATGTATCTATCACAGTTTAACAATGCAGACTACGACACTATTAAAGAAGAATTAATTAATAAACAGTCTGAATACGATCAATATCAAAATCAATTGACAATACTTTTGAAAGAAAAAAGAAAAAATAGAAAATCAGGCGAAGAATCGTTTCTTAAAACAGAAGCATTTGATAAGTTGAAATGGCATAAAAAACAACTCACTAATGATATTAGACACTTAACGGGAATGATGTCAGCAGCTCCGTTGCCAGGAGATGTATTTGATAATACTAAAGGAGATTTTGCTACAACTAAAAGTGAAGCTGCTGAAGCCAAAGGAACAGCGATGGTTTGGGCATCAAAAGGAGAATCTCGACAGCCGCTAGTTGAAACAATGATATCAACAAATCAAATGTGGAAGGATAAAGAAGCAAGATTAGAACAAATAGCACGAAATATGGCAAAAAGTGCCGGAGCAGACTATGACACTCTAATAAAACCATTAAAATCTGTAACACCAGAAAATTCAGTATTTAAAAATAAATTTAGAAAGAAACGTGAAAATGAGACTTCTGTAGTAGGTACATCAAGCAAAGATAGGTTTAGATTTGGTCAAAATGATGGTTATACGCCTAAAACATTTAGTACAGGAAAGATAGCAATGCCTGCAACTAACCAAAACAAAAAAGAAGGCTTGACAGGTCTTTCAAATAGTGTTACACTGTTTAAAGAGTTTGAACAATTAATATCTAATGCTAAGGACAATTATGTCATTAAGCGAGCTCAAGAAAATCTAGACGCATAAATACATATATAATTTAAAGGCATATAATACTCATGAGTTGGAAGAAACATTTTACAAGATATGATGGTGGTGATGGAAAATCACATGCCAAAGCAAATCGCTGGCAGAGTTGGTTACCAGAAGTTTATTCTGGCCAGCCTAATCGTACAGAACGCTATCAGCAGTATGATCAAATGGATATGGATAGTGAAATTAACGCGGCTCTAGATACTATTGCTGAATTTAGTACACAGGCAGATACTAGTACTAAATTACCACTGATGATACATTTCAAAGACGATGCTACTGAATCAGAAGTAAATGCTTTGGAAACAGGATTACGCCAGTGGTGTAATATTAACGAGTTTGAACGCAGAATGTTCGGTATCTTCCGTAGTACTATTAAGTATGGAGATCAGTTCTTTATTCGTGATCCTGAAACATGGAAACTTATCTGGGTATCTCCTGAAGATGTAACTAAGGCTATTGTAAATGAAAGTACTGGGAAAGAAATTGATCAGTACATTATGAAGAATGTAAGTTTAAATTTACAAGACCTAGTAGTAACAGATACCAGAAAATTACAAAATAGTGCCGCAGGTGCAGGTACTGGGTATACAACACCAGCAGGCAGAGGCGCAGGAATCTGGCATGGCGGGTACAATGCAAGTAATACTGAATATGCTATTGATGCAAGCAATGTTGTACATATTTCTTTAACAGACGGTATGAGTTTAAACTGGCCATTTGGTACCAGTATTCTTGAAGCCGTATTTAAAGTTTACAAACAAAAAGAATTATTAGAAGATTCAATTATCATCTACCGCGTACAACGTGCGCCAGAACGTAGAGTATTTTATATTGATGTAGGCAATATGCCAGCACACAAGGCGATGAGTTTTGTTGAGCGTGTCAAAAACGAAGTACATCAAACTCGTATTCCAAACAAAAGTGGCGGCGGAACTAATGTTATGGATGCTGCATATAATCCACTATCTATTATGGAAGATTATTTCTTTGCACAAACTGCTGAAGGTCGTGGATCTAAAGTTGAAGTACTACAAGGCGGCGATAACTTAGGTGAAATTGACGATCTAAAATACTTTAATAATAAGTTAATGCGTGGTTTAAGAGTACCTAGTAGTTATTTGCCTACGGGTTCAGAAGACGGTACAGCAACTTATCAAGATGGTAGAGTAGGCACAGCATTAATTCAAGAGTATCGCTTTAGTAAATTCTGTGAACGTTTACAAACTATTCTACAAACAGAATTAGACAGAGAATTTAAACTATTTCTAAAGAACAGAGGTATTAGTGTACCTAGTAGTTTATTTGATTTACATTTTAGTGAGCCACAAAGTTTTAGTCAGTATCGTGAAATTGAAATTGAAGCTCAACGAGCTAACCTATTCGGACAGGTTGAAGGTGTTGAATATTTGAGCAGACGCTTTATACTTAAAAAGTATCTTGGACTTACTGAAGATGAGTTGGTTGAAAATGAACGTATGTGGCGTGATGAAAATGATCCAGAAAGTACACCTGATATGGATGCCAAGTCTGATCTAGGGTCTCTAGGATTAAGAGGCGGAGATGTAGAAGGCTTTGAACCTACTGATGTAGATACTGATATGGATATGGATGTTGATATTGGAGAGCCCGGTGAAGACACCAGTGGCAATCAAAGTGCTATCCCAGGGGGACCCGGTGATGAGATTTAATGAATTAGCTCAAAATGCTGAAGATGACAATTATAATACTTGGGATGTAGATGATACTCGCAGACCAAAAATGACACTAAAGCAGTTGAATAAAATGAGAAATATGAGAGAACTTGCTAAAGTAGAACACTCTGAACAAGTTAAACAGTTTAAACAAATGTATAGTGTGTCTGCGGGTAAAAGCGAGTAAAATCAGTTTTCTTTACCGAAAAAAAATTTTCTAACCGAAAATGCGGTTTTAACCGCATTTACCTTGACATTAACCAAGATGTTTTAAATATATATGTTATAACCTATCTATAGAAGGAGATTATTATGAGTGCTCAAGATCGTTATACAAAGATTATTGAGAGCCTAGTTAATGGTGAAGAGCAAACAGCTCAAGATCTATTACATGAGGCTTTTGTAGAAAAAGCTCGTCAAATCTGGTCTGACCTGGTTGAACAGGATGAGATTGTAGAAGACGAAGTATCAGACGAAGATCTAGAAGAAGCAATCGGCGATGAAGAAGCCGGTGATTTCCTAGATGACGTTGAAGAAGATGAAGATGAGATCGAAGCAGAAGAAGCATTTGGCGAAGCAGATGATGAGGAAGATGAAGGCGAACTAGAAATGGACGCTGAAATGGAACTTGCAACTGACGACGACAACGATTTCGATAACGACGGTGAAATGGATGATCACGAACAGGATCATGACGACATCGAAGATAAAATTGAAAACGTAGAAGATGCTCTAGCAGATCTTAAAGCAATGTTTGCCGATATCATGGGCGACAACGAACCTGAAGAAGAAACTGAAGAAGCAATCGCATTTGAAAGCGAAGAAGAAGTTGATGAATCTGAAGAGGAAACTCTAGAAGAAGAAGCAAAACTTTCTGCTGTTTCTGTTTCACATCCTGACAACACAGACGGTAAAGCAGGCCCTGTAGGACCTGGTATGAAAGATCCGTTTTCTCATGTTGACAGTGAAAAATCAGGCGATGACATGATGTCTAAAGGCGGCGCTGAAAAGGGTGGCAAGGCTCCAGCTGCAAAGAAGATGGAAGCAGTCAACCCACAAGACGTTAAAGACCTTAAGCCAGCGCCAAAGGCAAAAGGATAATAGATTATGGCAAGTGTAACCCTCGTAGAAAGATTATCGTTTGATCAGGCAAATTGTGTTGTTGAATCTAAAGAAGATGGCAACGGCAATAAAAGTCTGTATATGGAAGGTATCTTTGTTCAAGGCGACAAACGGAACCAAAATCAAAGAGTTTATCCCGTTACAGAAATTTCAAAGGCTGTTAAAAATATTCAGCAAAGAATTGATGAGGGATACTCAGTTTTAGGCGAAGCAGATCATCCAGATGATTTACAAGTAAATCTAGACCGTGTAAGTCACATCATTGAAAAGATGTGGATGAGTGGTTCAGATGGTCATGGACGCCTTAAATTACTACCAACTCCAATGGGTAATATTTGTAAAACTCTATTGGAAAACAAGGTAAGGCTAGGTGTATCTAGCAGAGGTAGTGGCGAAGTGGACACAGGTGGTACAGTTAAAGGGTTTGAAATTCAAACTGTTGATATTGTTGCTAATCCAAGTGCTCCAGACGCTTATCCAGATCCACTATATGAAGCCATTATGAATGGCAAACGTGGTAATATTTTAATGGATGTCGCCAGAGCTACTAATCATGATACAAAAGCTCAAAAGTATCTCCAGGAAGAGGTACTTAGATTGATTAATAACCTAGATATTAGGAGAACGTAAATGGCTCATGCAATCGAACAACTCCTAAGTTCAGAAGTGCTTTCAGAAGAAGTGCGTAGCACTCTAACTGAAGCCTGGGAAGCAAAACTTTCAGAAGCTCGCGAAGAAATCACTATTGAATTACGTGAAGAATTCGCTAACCGTTATGAAGCAGACAAGGAACAGATGGTAGAAGCATTAGATGCAATGCTATCTGATACTATTAAAGCCGAATTAGCGGAATTTGCTGATGATAAGAAAGCTGCGGTGGCATCGAAAGTTGCTTACCAAAAGCAAATCGCAGAACATGCACAACTTCTAGATAGTTTTGTAATGGAAACACTTAAAAAAGAAATCCAAGAATTACGAGACGATCGAAAAGTTCAAGAAAGTAACTTCGCTAAGTTAGAAGACTTCGTAATGGAGCAACTAACAACAGAACTTAATGATTTCCATCAAGACAAAAAAGACCTTCTAGAGCAGAAGGTAAAATTGGTGGCAGAAGGTAAGGAAATGATTGCCGAAGCGAAAGCGAAATTTATTGAACGTGCTTCAGAGAAACTAGCAAATATTGTTAATGAATCATTAACAAAAGAACTAGGATCACTCAAAGAAGACATTCAGTCAGCAAAAGAGAATATGTTTGGTCGTAAGATCTTCGAAACTTTTGCAGCTGAGTTCATGAGTTCGCATCTAGCAGAAGGTACTCAAATTTCTAAACTAAATCAGCAAATAGCAGAATATGTTTCTCAATTAGAGGAATCAAGTAAAACTATTGCTGAGAAAGAGGCATTAATTGAAGCAGCAGAAAAGAAAGCAGCTCGCATTGCGGAAGCAACTGACCGTGCAAAACTTCTGGCTGATCTTCTAAGCCCACTTGCAAAAGACAAGCGTGACCTGATGGGTAATCTACTTGAAAGTGTGAAAACAGATAAATTAAAAGTAGCATTTAATAAGTATTTACCAACTGTTTTGAATGAAACAGTAACATCAAAAGCGCAAACTTTAAACGAATCTCAGAAGACTGAGATTACAGGTAACAAAGCTCGCACACAGGAAACTGATAGCGAAGCCGAGATTATTAACCTTAGAAAATTAGCCGGTATCGCATAATAATAAGGAGTATACCAAAATGTCACAGAACCTATTTGAAAACTGGAGCGTAACAAAAGACGCTCTAACAGACGGTTTGACAGGTAACAAGAAAGCAGTTATGGAAAGTGTTCTAGAAAACACTAAGTCATATCTTGCAGAAACCGCTGCCAGCGGTACAACAATGGCAGGTAACGTTGCAACATTAAACAAAGTTATCCTTCCAGTTATCCGTCGTGTAATGCCAACAGTTATCGCAAACGAACTTGTTGGTGTTCAACCAATGACTGGTCCAGTAGGCCAGATCCACACTCTACGTGTACGTTATTCAGAGAGCGCCGCAGGCGTTACTGCTGGTGACGAAGCACTATCACCATTTGCTATTGCAAACGGTTATTCTGGTAATGCATCATCTGGTCAAGCAGATGCAACTTCAGCTCTAGAAGCAGAAGGTGGTCGTAAGATGAGCATCCAGGTCTTAAAGCAGACAGTAGAAGCGAAGACACGCAAACTATCAGCACGTTGGACTTTCGAAGCTGCACAAGACGCACAGTCTATGCATGG